TTCTACATGCCAAATATTATGATGTATATAATAACTTAATGCTTCTGAGAAAGAAAGCAGAGCAACAAAGAAAAAATACCAGACACGAAAGATATGAGTACTATTCTGGAAAAGCAGACCTAGATGTATATGCAGAGAATCCATTTCCTAAAAAGATTAGAGATAAGGACACTATGCAAAAATATTTGGACGCGGATACAAAACTCTCAGGATTTTCGTTGAAGATAGAATATTATGATACGATGTTGAGGTATATTGAAGAGATACTCAAACAAATAACTAATAGAACATATCAAATTAAAAACGCCATAGAGTTCATGAAGTTTTCTTCAGGGTTAGGATAATGGAGGAGGAGCAACCGGAATATGATTATACTGTAAACTTAACCATACAGGATATTCATCTTCTACATCATTGTGTTCTTGAGCGCATACGATTATGGGAAGGTTCTCCGTCTAGGCATCCAACAGAACAAGAACATCTTTGGTATTTGAGAGATTCATTATACCGAATGATACTAGAATATAAGTTTGACAATATGTAATAAATATTTCCAGGTAAGAGTATATTATGGCTGACCTGGTGATACAGAAGGTGAACGAAGTTTACCTGAAGATTAATACTGAACCTCATGTCGAATATGAACTGAGAGATAGATTCACTTTTGAGGTTCCAAATAAAAAGTTTATGCCTCAGTACAGAAGTAAGTACTGGGATGGATATGTACACTTATTCAATATGAAGACTAAGAGAATCTATGTTGGTCTCTTGGATAAGATTGTAGCATTTTGTGAGCAGGCAGGATATTCATATCAGTTTGAAGATAATAAATTTTATGGTCCTCCATTTGAGGTCAATCAAATGATTTCAGAGGAAGGAGTCAAAGACTTTATGGGGACAATCACTAATCTCAAACCAAGAGATTATCAGATTGATGCTGTTCATGATGCATTGAGATATAATAGAAAACTTCTTATATCTCCAACTGCATCTGGCAAGTCATTCATGATCTATACGATTGTGAGATACTTTGTTAACTCAGGCAGAAAGATACTTCTTGTAGTACCCACTACATCGCTTGTAGAGCAGATGTTTAAGGACTTCCAGGACTATGGGTGGAATGCGGAGAACTACTGCCATAGAATCTATGCAGGACGTGAGAGAATCAATACTAATGAAGTAACTATTACTACCTGGCAGTCTGTGTATCAGTTAGATAGAAAGTTCTTTGAGGACTATGATGTGGTGATTGGTGATGAGGCGCACCTTTTTAAAAGTAAGTCTCTTGTTGGGATCATGGACAAGTTACACCATGCTAAGTATAGATATGGATTCACAGGTACTTTAGACGGCACACAGACGCATAAGTGGGTGTTAGAGGGTCTCTTTGGTCCATCATACAAAGTCACTCAAACAAAGAAACTAATTGATCAAGGTCATCTTGCTACGCTTGATATTCAATGTCTTGTATTGAAGTACAAACCAAAGAAGTTTCAAACTTATGAAGATGAGATTCAGTTTCTTATATCACATGAAAAAAGAAATAACTTTATTAAAAATCTATCAATAGATCTGAAAGGCAATACCTTGATTCTATTCAGTCGTGTTGAAGCTCACGGTAAGGTACTTTTTGAATTAATAAATAAAAATGTAGATGAAGGAAGAAAAGTATTCTTTATTCATGGTGGTGTAGACGCCCAAGATAGAGAAAACGTAAGAGCGATTACTGAACTGGAAAAGGATGCAATCATTGTTGCTTCTTACGGAACATTCAGTACAGGAATCAATATCAAGAACCTTCATAACGTAATATTTGCCTCTCCATCCAAATCTCGTATACGCAACCTACAAAGTATTGGTAGAGTCCTACGAAAAGGCAAAGATAAGACTAAAGCAAAACTTTATGATATTGCTGATGACTTAACTAGTGGTTCTATGAAAAACTATACCTTAAACCATTTTATTGAAAGAGTGAAAATATATGTTCAAGAACAATTTAACTATGACATCATATCCATTGATATAAAAGACTAGCAAAGGAGATTAATTTATGATTGAAGATGATTTTTATGCAACAATAAAACTTAAATGTGGGGAAGAGATATTTGCTAAGGTAGCAGCCTCTGAAGAAGATAATAGGACAATGTTAATTGTTTCTAATCCAATTATGGTTGAAGAGATAAAAATAAGAGGAACTGCAACTGGATATAAGTTTGAACCTTGGTTGAAAACTACTAAGGAAGATATGTTTATTATTAATCTAGACGATGTTCTTACATTGTCTGAATCAGAGGATATTGAAATGATCTTGTATTATCAAGATTATATTCGTAAAATGTTTAAAGGTAACAACTCTAAACTAGATAGGAAGATGGGATACTTATCATCTGTCCATGAAGCAAAAGAGGTTTTAGAGAAACTCTATAATAATAGCTAGAACCTTTTCTTCAAAGGCGACAAACCTATTCTATAGGATAATTGTATTCTTGTCAACTACTTGTTTTTCTGTTATAATATTAAAAACAGATTTGGATATATTATGATTAAAAACAATGCGTATGGGATTATGCCTAGACCTAAGAAATCAGAACACTACGTTAATAACAAAGAATTCCTCAATGCTCTAGAGGATTATTTTATTAAAGTAGAAAGAGCAAAGTTAAACGATCAACCCAAACCTCAGATTCCTAGGTATATTGGAGAGTGTTTTCTCAAGATTGCTAATCATTTATCATACAAACCAAACTTCGTGAACTATATGTTCAAGGATGATATGATTTGTGATGGTATTGAAAACTGTGTACGATACGTCCATAACTTCAATCCAGAGAAGTCAAAGAATCCATTTGCATATTTCACCCAGATCATCTACTATGCTTTCCTGAGAAGGATCCAGCAAGAGAAGAAGCAGTTAGAAATTAAAAACAAGATTCTTGAGAAGACCAACTTTGATGAAGTCTTTGATGCGAACGACCTTGACTCCGCTAACTATAGCGAGTACAATAGCATCAAAGATGCCGTTCATTCAAAACTTCGTAACTGATGCGTGTTGCTATTATTACTGATACCCATTACGGAGCACGTAAGGGTTCTAGATTATTTCATGATTACTTTGAGAAGTTTTACAATGATATCTTCTTTCCTACTTTAGAAAAAGAAAAAATTACTCATGTTATTCACATGGGTGATGCTTTTGATAGTAGGAAAGGAATAGAGTTTAAATCATTAGATTGGGCAAAAAGAGTAGTATTTGAACCTCTGAAAAAGATGGGCATTACTATGGACCTGATGGTTGGTAATCACGATGCGTACTATAAAAATACCAACTCTATCAATGCGGTAGAACTTCTACTCAAAGAGTATGACAATGTAATCACATATTCTAGTGCTACTGAAGTAGAAATAGATGGACGCAAACTACTATACATTCCCTGGATATGTGAAGACAATGAAGAAGAAACTTATGAACTTATTAAAAGTTCAACTTGCGAGTGCGCGATGGGGCACCTTGAACTCGCAGGATTTAGAGTTAGTAAACAACTCGTCATGGATCATGGTCATGCAAGCGAGTTATATTCAAAGTTCACCAAGGTCTACTCCGGTCACTATCACACTAGATCGGATGATGGACGAATCTATTACTTGGGCAATCCCTACGAGATGTTTTGGAACGATGTCGGAGATCGAAGAGGATTCCACATCTTTGATACAGAAACTCTGGAACATACTCCAGTAGATAATCCATATACTCTGTTTCATGTTCTTTACTATGAAGATACAAATCATCAACTATTTGATGCTACCAAATATGAAAACAAAATTGTAAAAGTTGTTGTTCGTAAGAAAACTGATAGCGTTAAGTTTGAAAAGTATATTGATAAGTTATACAGTGCAAACGTTGCGGATTTAAAAATTGCTGAAAACTTTATTCTTAATGATGAAGACGTAGATGTTGGCGATGTAGAAACAGAAAACACTCTTTCTATTCTTGATAGATATATTGAAGAGGCAGACATTAGTTTGGATAAATCTACTGTTAAAAGCTTCATGCGAGAGACCTATCAAGAAGCATGTGAACTGATCTAATGTTTATTCTTACAGTAGCAGGTAAAGAAAAAGAAGGAGCATACTCCGTAATTGATGATGACGGAGAACAAGTTCTTTATTTGTTTGAACAAGAAGATGATGCAATGCGTTATGCTATGCAACTAGAAGAAATCGAATACCCTGAGATGCACGTTCTTGAAGTGGACGATGAATTGATGGTAAAGACCTGTGAAATGCATGGTCATCGCTATGCTATGATTTCTAAAAATGATATTGTAATTCCACCTGACGACGCTAATGATTATCTTTAAGACCATTACTTGGCAAAACTTTCTTTCTACCGGACAACATCCTACTACTGTAAATCTAAACAATTCATCTACAACTCTTATTGTTGGAACAAATGGTGCTGGTAAGTCAACCATTTTGGATGCTCTTACATTTTCTTTGTACGGTAAATCTTTTCGTAAAATCAATAAAGGTCAATTAGTAAATAGCGTAAATGACAAAGGATGTCTTGTAAATATTGAGTTTAGTGTTAACAATACTGATTGGAAAGTTGAAAGAGGAATCAAACCTAATATCTTTAAGATATATCGAAATGGTGAAGAACTAAATCAATCGCACTCTGCTATTGATCAACAGAAGTGGTTAGAACAGAATGTTCTAAAGATGAACTATAAAAGTTTTACTCAAATTGTAATTTTGGGTAGCAGTACTTTTGTTCCCTTTATGCAATTGCCAGTATCAAGTCGTAGAGAAGTTGTTGAAGACCTTTTAGATATTAAAATCTTTTCCTCAATGAATGAGATCATCAGGACAAAGATTCGTATGATTAGAGATGAGGTTAAAACATTAGAACTCAAGAAAGAATCTGTTAAAGATAAAGTTGATATGCAGAAAGACTTTATTAAGAAAATTGAAAACCAAAGCAAAGAAGATATTGACTCTAAACTAAACACTATTGATAGTATCAATTTAGAAATTGAAAAAGCATTCCAATGGGGATTAGATAAAGATCTTGAACTGAATAATATTCGTGAACAGGTAACAAAGTTTGAAGATTCTGGGTCTAGGCTTCGTGAGTTTGGTAGTATTAAGGGGAAGATGTCCCAAAAAATATCTACTATTGTAAATGAGCATAAGTTTTTCACAGACAATACGGTATGCCCCACCTGCGATCAAAGTATCGAAGAGTCATTTCGTGTAAATAGAATCAGGGACTCACAAAATAAAGCAGAAGAATTGCGTAAGGGGTTCGATGATCTCCAAAAAGCGATTAAAGACGAAGAGTTGAGAGAGTCCCAATTTAAACAATTATCCAAGGAACTTAGTAACTTACTTAATGGCATTTCTACGAACAATGCTCAGATCACTGGGCATCAAAGACAGGTCAAACGACTGGAATCAGAAGTTCAAACTATTACCAGTCAGATCGAAAATAGAAATACTGAACATGAAAAACTAGAAACGTTCAGAGAAAGTCTTCAGGAGACTTATGATAGACTTGCTGAACGTAAAGAGAAAGTTACTTACTATGATTTTATACACACCCTCTTGAAGGACGGTGGTGTCAAAGGAAAAATCATAAACAAATATCTGCCTCTGATTAATCGACAAGTTAATCGGTATCTTCAGATGATGGACTTTTACATCAACTTTAAACTTGATGAAGAGTTCAATGAGTCTATTGAAACTCCAATTCACGAAGACTTTACATATGCATCTTTCTCTGAAGGAGAGAAAATGCGAGTAGACTTATCTCTTCTATTCACTTGGAGAGAGATCGCTAGACTTAAAAACTCAGTCAATACTAATCTTTTAATCATGGATGAAGTATTTGATTCATCTCTTGATGGTTTTGGAACAGATGAGTTCCTTAAGATTATCAGATATGTAATCAAGGACGCTAACATCTTTGTTATTTCTCACAAGACTGGTATGGAAGATAAGTTTGATGAAGTAATAAAGTTTGAAAAAGTTAAGGGATTTTCTAAAATGTTAAGTTGAGTTTGATTGTTACAAATGTTTGTTAAGTTAGGAAACCCTGACTATATAATACAGTGAATGGAGGATACCATGCATAACTTAATATCACGCAATGAACTTGCGTCTTGGACATGGGAGGATAAAGAAACAGTCACCGAAAAATATGATCAGGTGTCTGATTACTTCCAATGTATTTCAGAATGTGGTATTATCGATCAAACTGCACGGAGGTTCTGCAGACACATACTAACCGAAGAATAACTACTTAACTTTTAAACCCCTCTTAGGAGTATAAAACTAAAGTCCCCTGCATCTTAAATAGGTGTGGGGGATTGGTCTATGTGCCAGTTGTGGAACTGTCTAACTCCCTTCAAAAATGGATTTGACTGCGGTATGATATTCACATACCAGCAAAGCAACGATGCCTGTTAACTACCAAATCAAATCACAGCTCGCTAAACTGCTCGCTACAGAAGACCTGGTTGTAGAGAATCGGAATGTAGAGACTGCTCAGTTTAATGTAGATACCCGTGTGCTGACTCTTCCTAACTGGAAACGCGCAAGTGAGAGCGTGTATGATATGCTTGTCGGGCATGAAGTGGGACACGCATTATACACTCCCAATGTAGATCCTCCTAGACATATTCCACATCAGTTTGTTAATGTAACTGAGGATGCTCGTATTGAGAAATTAATCAAACGACGTTATCCTGGATTGTCTAAAACATTTTACAAAGCATATAATGAACTTTCTGATGATGATTTCTTTTGTTTAGAGGATGAAGATGTAGACGCAATGAACCTTGCTGATCGGGCAAACCTCTGGTTTAAGATTGGTGGGTTTATTGATCTAACCTTTACAGAAGATGAGCAAAAAATCATTGATGTTATTGGGGCATCTGAGACTTACAATGATGCCTGTATAGCAGCAGAGATGCTCTATGCTTATTGTAAGGACCAACATGAGCAGCAACAGCAACAACAAAGTAAATCTCAGCAACCTGATAAAGAAACAAAAAGTAATTCAGAAAATCAACAAATCGAATCATCACCATCTTCTGAGATGGAAGAAGGAGAAGTTGATACTGAATCTAAGTTTGAGCAAGAACAAGAAGAAAACACCGAGACTTCTAATAGTAATATCAAAGTCCAAACCGATGAAACGTTTCAAGAGGGTGCTCAAGAATTCAATAGTGCTGCTGACTTTGGACAATCTCTTTATTGTGAAGTTCCTAATGTTGATTTAAATCAAATTGTAATTAGTAATCAAGATGTTCATGATGAACTTGGTGGAAACTGGATTGCTGAGGCATTAGATAAACCATGGTATGGTCGTGATGGTCGGGTTGAGCAAATCTTAAAAGGTTCTGACTACAGCAGTGTTGATACAGAATATGCCAAGTTTAAAAAATCAGCACAGAAAGAAGTAAGTTATATGGTAAAAGAGTTTGAGTGTAAAAAATCTGCTGATGCATATTCTCGTTCTGCAGTATCTAGAACTGGTGTTTTGGACTGCACCAAACTTCATACTTACAAGTATAATGAAGACTTATTCCGAAAGGTAACTGTTGTTCCCGATGGAAAGAATCATGGATTGATTTTTATTCTTGATTGGTCTGGTTCAATGCAGGACTGTCTTCTTGATACCATCAAGCAACTTTATAATCTGATTTGGTTTTGTAATAAAGTCAATATTCCTTTTGATGTTTATGCCTTTACTAACAACTATCAGAAGAAATCTTTTGAATGGAAGCATGACCTATCCGAATATACTCATTCAGAAATGAAAGAAGGTATGTTTACTATAGATCCTCAGTTCAGTCTGATGAAATTCTTTACCAGTGATGTGAAACGTAATGAACTGGAGAAGCAACTTCTTTCTATCTGGCGAGTTGCTTATAGTATTAATAAGTGGGTTAACTATACTATTCCTTCTAATTTTGGACTTTCTGGAACTCCTTTGAATGAATCATTGATTTGTCTCCACTCTATTATTCCTGAGTTTAAAAAAACAAATGGGGTTCAGAAAGCGCATTGTGTAATCCTGACCGATGGTGAAGCAAATCATCTCTCTGTGCTTACTAACTATCAGTACAAGGGTGAAGAACGTTTGGGGTCAACCCGACTCACTATGAACTCATATGTTCGTAATAGGAAAACTGGATACACTTATGCAGTTCCAAAAGAATACTATAACTTTACTGGAATCCTTTTAGAAGATCTTCAACAGTCATTTCCTGAGGTAAACTTCATCGGTATTCGTTTGACCTGTGGTCGTGAGTTGCGTAGTTTTATTCGTAGGTATCATATCCTTACCGAGACAGAAGAAAAGATGATTCGTAAAGAAAAATCTTTTACCATTAAAGATTCTGGATACACTAAGTACTTCGGTATCCTTACAAGTTCTCTTCATATGGATACTGATTTTGATGTTGATGAGGGAGCATCTAAGGCAAAAATCAAATCTGCCTTTGTTAAGAATCTTAAAGCAAAAGCACTAAATAAAAAAGTGCTGAGTCAGTTCATGGATCTGGTCTGCTGACCACCCATTAAACTGTCCAAACGAGGGGGGAAATTGACCTCCTTTGTCCTATAATATCTTTGTTGAACAAACCAAGCACATGGCACTTTCTACTGAATACGTCGTTACGTCCCTTCAAAATCTTTATGGTGATTCAATCACTGCTGCTGATGTTCGTGCATGGTGCAGTATGAATGGGAGCACTTATCAGACGGTTTCTAAAAAACTTGATACATATAAGTCTGGTCGTGGTCGCTGGAATCTCACTGCTCAAGAAAAACTGGAACAATCATATCAAGCACCTTCTTCTACTCCTCCTATCGAACAGACTCTTATTCCTGAAAAAGATGATACTTTCGTCAAGTTTGGTACGTTTGGTGATGTTAAGAAGATTATTCAGTCCGGTTTATTCTATCCTACGTTTATCACAGGTCTTTCTGGGAATGGCAAAACCTTCTGTGTTGAACAAGCATGTGCTCAACTCAAGAGGGAACTGATTCGTGTCAACATTACCATCGAAACTGATGAAGACGATCTTATTGGTGGGTTTCGTCTTATTAATGGCGAAACTGTTTGGCATAACGGTCCTGTCATCGAAGCTTTGGAACGTGGAGCTGTGTTGCTTTTAGATGAAGTTGACCTTGCTTCTAATAAAATTCTTTGCTTACAATCTATTCTTGAAGGTAAAGGTGTTTTCCTGAAGAAGACTGGATTGTTTGTTAAACCCATGGAGGGATTCAATGTTATTGCAACTGCAAATACTAAAGGTAAAGGCAGCGATGACGGTCGCTTTATTGGAACTAACGTTCTCAATGAAGCATTCTTAGAACGCTTCTGCGTAACCTTTGAACAGTCTTATCCAACACCTTCTACCGAGCAGAAGATCTTAGAAGGCATCTCTTCAGATCTTGGTATTGATGATAATAAGTTCTGTAAGAACCTTGTTGATTGGGCAGACATCATTCGTAAGACATTCTTTGATGGGGGCATTGAAGAAGTCATTAGTACTCGTCGGTTGGTCCACATCATTCGTGCCTATAGTATTTTTGGTGATAAGTCAAAAGCAATTCAAGTTTGTGTAAATCGTTTTGATGAAGAAACCAAAGCATCTTTCTTGGAACTTTATGATAAAGTTGATGTTGACTTTCAGATGAACACCGATAAAATCTATGCAATTGACGGGGGTTCTAATATTTGATATAATATGGGGAGGTAAATATGTCTCCCCGAATGAATGCCTGGTCTTTACTTTATGAGGAATTGAAAATGAGTGAAAATTTTGAAGATCGATACGAAGATGGTATCAAGTCAAAACATTATTATGAGTATGATAGAAACGATATTAACAGAGCAAATCCATTTAGTTCAGTAAGTGAAGCATCATCGAAGGATTATCAATCTTTCTGGGGAGCTGGAGACTACATTCTTGCTGGTATGTCTGGAAGTGATTCTTCAGATACGATTAGTTTTGGAGCAGCACAAGCAGCACAATCAACACCGACAGTAGTGGGAGGGCAAGACGTTATTAGTTTTGATTTTAATCCGCCTGCTGCTCGTCCATCATCCACTAATAACAGAAGAAAGTATGATGAAGATGTAATCATTAAAGAGTTACAAGAATACATTGGTAGAACATATGACCAGCATTATTCTGCTGGTTCTGATAAGATTCAGACTCTTGATCTTATTGAAGCATGTGGTGATGGTGAGGCATTCTGTCGCAGCAACATTCTTAAGTATGCATCACGATATGATAAGAAGGGAACTGCCCGTCGTGACATTATGAAGATTCTGCATTATGCTGTTCTTCTAATGCATTTCAACGATAAAAACGCAAACCGCGAAACCTATCCTCAGTGATATGAAACTCAAATCAAAAACCATGAAACTATCCGAATCTACTGTCAACCTTCTCAAGAACTTCTCAACAATCAATCCATCAATCCTGTTTAAGCAGGGTAGTAAGTTGCGTTCTATTTCTGTGCTGAAGAACATTTTGGTTGAAGCAACTATCGTTGAAGAGTTTTCCAAAGACTTTGGAATCTATGACCTTAATCAGTTTCTCAACGGACTTTCACTGCACCATAATCCTGAACTAGATTTTACTAGTAATGATTTTGTTGTCATCAAAGAAGGTAAGATGCGTTCTAAGTATTTCTTTGCCGATCCTTCAGTGATTGCTTGCCCTCCTGATAAGGAGATTTCTCTCCCAACTGAGGATGTGTGCTTTACATTGAGCAGTCAACAACTTGAGAAACTTAAGAAGGCAGCATCTGTATATCAACTTCCTGATATTTCTGCTATCGGTGAGAACGGTGTCGTCAAAATGGTAGCTCGTGATAAGAAGAATGATACTTCTAATGACTTCTCTATCATTGTAGGTGAAACCCAAGATGATTTTATTTTCAACTTTAAGGAAGAGAATCTGAAGATTGTTCCTGGTTCTTATGATGTAGTAGTATCTTCAAAACTTTTATCTCGGTTCAGTAATCAAAATGTCGATGTCACGTATTACATTGCCCTTGAACCTGACTCGTTCTTCAATTGATGTTTGGATGAGAGTAATAGGCAGTTCTCTTGCGATTGTTGCCTATTTTATTGTTATTCATGTTGACGTGATGATGGGTGTAATGGCTCATTTCATTGCTGATTTTATTTCAGTTCCTTACTTTGTTCGCACAAAGTCTTGGGATGTGGTTATAATGTTAGTATTCCTATTGACGATTTCTCTGTCAAAATTGTTATGAACATCTTTGTAACTGACCCTAGTCCATACGAGTCTGCCAGGGTTCTCCCTGATAAGCACATCGTCAAGATGCCCTTGGAAACCTGTCAGATGCTTGCTATTGTATGCTCTGAGAAATGGGGTCATGGTTTTGGCACCCTTCCCAAAGCAGACGGCACTCCCTATGCTACTGAGAAGGGTGCTTTTCGTAACCACCCATGTACCAAGTGGGCGAATGATTTTGTCATGAACTGGCAGTGGTTACTCGCACATGGGTTCGCCCTGTGTGAAGAGTATGCCGCTCGCTATGGTAAAGTTCATACTTGCTTCTTGACTCTCTGTGCAGCAAAAGAGATCCTACCCACGGGTGATCCCACAGGACGCTCTGGCGAGGGACCTAAACCTTTTGTGTTTGCAGGACCTGATGAGTTCAAGTATGATACAAGCATCGATATCTACACTGCCTATAAGATGTACATTGCATCTAAACCATGGGTAGCAGATAACTATATTAAACTTCCACATCGTAAACCTGACTGGGTATGAAAACTACTTTGACAGTTGATAAAAATGGAATCTTAACCTTTACTCCAGAAATTCTAGAAGTGACTGGATGGAAAGAGGGAGATATGCTAGAATGGATTCCTAATGATGATGGTTCATTTACTTTGGTGAAAAAAGAACATGCGAGATGATTTTGTATGGGTTGAGAAATATCGACCCAAGACTATTGGAGAGTGTATACTTCCTGACAATATTAAGAAGACCTTTCAGGATTTCCTAGATAAAGGTGAGGTTCCCAACTTACTGTTGTCTGGACCTCCGGGATGTGGTAAGACCACTGTCGCTAAAGCACTATGCCAAGAACTTGGAGCAGACTACTATGTCATCAACGGATCCGATGAAGGACGATTCCTTGATACCGTCAGAAATAATGCGAAGAACTTTGCTTCGACCGTATCGCTTTCGTCTTCTGCAAGACACAAAGTCGTCATCATTGATGAGGCAGATAACACAACCCCAGATGTACAACTCGCCTTACGGGCGTTTACTGAGGAGTTTGTTGGTAACTGCAGATTCATCTTCACCTGCAACTACAAAAACAAAATCATTCAACCGCTTCATAGTCGGTGTGCCGTCATCGAGTTCTCCATTAAGGGAAAAGAAAGACAGGGAGTTGCAGCTCACTTCTTCAAAAGAGTTCAAGAAATACTCAATCTGGAGAAGATTGAGTATGAAGATAAAGTCATTGCTGAGTTAATCAATAAGCACTTTCCTGACTGGAGACGAGTACTGAATGAGTTGCAAAGATACTCTGTCAGTGGTAAAATTGATAGTGGTATCCTCGCATCTTTCAGCAATGTTAAGACTACTGAACTTTTTAAGTTCCTTAAGGAGAAAGATTTCCCCGCCACGCGAAAGTGGGTCGTTGATAATTTGGACAATGATCCTACTGTACTTTTGCGTAGCATTTACGATGCTCTTTATACACACCTGGCAGGTCCTGGGATTGCTGCTGCTGTGCTTGTTATTGCTAAGTATCAGTATCAAAGTTCGTTCGTTGCCGATCAAGAAATAAA